CGAGATACATTTGCTCGAAAAAGGCGAAACAGCAAATCCCAATGGTCGCCCTCGCAAAACCATCAACAGCGTAAATAAGGAACTCGAAGCGCAAGGAATAAAGCCCACAACTGCCAATGAAATAAAAGATATTTACCTGAGGCTTGTCAACCTAAAAATTGAAGACATTAAAAAGCTGGTTGAAGATTCGGAGCAGCCTGCGTTAATCCGTATTGTTGGCCGCCGAATAATTGACAGCAAGGACAAGGGGATGGACATTATTGAAAAGGTGCTCGACAGGGCCATCGGTAAACCTAACCAGTCTATTGACATCGGGTTGACAGAGGAAACAAGAAAAGAAATACAGTCATTATTCCCGACAAAAGAGGAAATTAATGCAACAATCGGAAAAGCAAATAAATCTTAACTTTTGTTGGTTAGATCAGGCTTTTGATGATCCAAATGTCGAAGGTGCATGCTTCGAGGGTGGCAGCCGGTCAGGTAAAACCTGGAGCATTATAATTTGGCTTCTAAAATATTGCTCCTACAATAAAGGAAAAACAATCAATATAATTAGAGAGACCTACAACTCTTTTAAAACAACCCTGTATGAGGACTTTGGGCGTATAGTGCCGGCAATACCCGGGGCAAAGAACCCTTTTACTACGGTTGAAAATATAAGCACGTACAGAATTTTAGGCAATACCATAAAATTCCTTGGAGCAGACAGCCCTGACAAGTTCGATGGTGCCGGATGTGATATTGCATATTTTAATGAGATATTGGACATTGATAAGGCTGTTTTTGACCAGCAGACACAAAGAACACGGCGTTTTTGGATTGCCGACTGGAACCCAAAGACAACAGATCATTGGGTTTTCAATATGGAAAAGCAGCCAGAAATAAAATTTTTTAGAAGCACTTTATTTCAAAATCCTTTTGTTACCAATAATGAAAAGAAAAAAATACTCGGATACGAGCCAACACCCGAGAATATAGATAGGGGCACAGCTGATGAATACCGATGGAAAGTATACGGATTAGGTGAGCGTGCCGCCCGCCAGGGACTTGTACATCCAAATGTAACGTGGATAAGTGAGTTTCCACCAGACAACGAACTGGATAAAATAGGTTACGGCCTTGACTTTGGATTTACGAACAGCCCGACGGCTATTGTAAAAGTAGGACGCAAAGGAAATAATTTATATGTGAAATTACTGTACTATCAACCAATAGCAGACAGTAACAAATTGATTGAGGTTGTCAGCACTTTAATTCCTAAAGATGCTCATATTACCTGTGATAGTTCAGACAAGGCAAGTAATGAAGCAGTAGGATTTATTGTACTTATGCGCCGGGCCGGAATAAATGCTATTCCTTGCCGCAAGTTCCCGGGAAGTATAAAATTTGGAATTGACAACATAAATAAACATTGCTTGCATTATGTCCGGGATGTAGATTTACGTAAGGAGCAAGAGAACAGAGTTTGGCGGTATGTGGGCGGCATCCCGCTGAATGAACCTGAGCCTGGCTTTGACCATGCACATGATGCAATAGCTTATTGTCTGCAAACAGACTTTCAAAACTGACCGTAAAAAACTCAAATAGCGGGAAAAATGAAGACTATGTATTTAATATTTGGTTAATTTAACAACTAAGTATTAAATAAAATATTATTTTAACTCCGTGCCAAACTTTAATTTTTAACATTTTTTAATAAAAAACTTGCTTTTTTATTTTTATGCCGTATATTTGTGGTTTCATAATCACGAATGAAAATAGGAAAACTTCACGTTGGATTAGTTAAAAAAACATCAACTCCATTGGTAAACAATGGTTTGAATGATTTAATGCTGAAATTACCTTATTATTTCCCTACGGATTGGATAAGTGGTATTAATACAGGTTCAAAGATTGGCCTTGACACAACTACTATTGAAGGACAGCGCAATGCATATGTATTTTGTCCGGCCATCACAGCAATTATAAATTATAAGGTCTCGGCCACTTGTAATGGACGTTTTGTTTTCAAAAATTCAGAAGGCAAAGAGATAGGTAGCAATTTTCAAAAATTAACATCCCGTCCTAATCCTGATCAGAACTGGATACAATTCGAGCAGCAATTTAAGACGTTTCAGCAAATATTTGGTAAGGCATATATTTATGTCAAGAATTTACCAAGTATCGATATACCAAAAGAAATGTATGTTATTCCTAACTGGGAGCTACAGATAAACAAAGGTGTTTCTGATTTCTTTGGCAATCCTATAATAAATTACAATTGGACAAAATGTTCTACTGGAAAAACGATAACAATTATGCCGGTAGACATGATGGTTATTAACGATACCGGAACCGACATAAAAAATCCTTACGGTAATTATTCAGAGGGTTGCAGTAGGTTGTTATCTATCGGGGATGCTGTTAGAAATATTATTGCCAGTTATGAAGCTCGCAATCAATTTTTAACAAATGGTGGACCACCATATCTAATTGCTCCGGAAAGAGATATTACAGGTACGGCACTTCTTTTACCTAAAGACAAACAAGAAGTTGAAGAAAAATTCTTAAATCGTTACGGGTATATACGGGGAAAAAAGAATATTGCAATTGTTACACAACCAGTTAAGGCAATTAAAATTGGCACTAATCCCAATGATATAGGTGCATTTCAAGAAGTAAAAGAAAATTGGGAGGAGTGTTGCCGGGCATATGGCGCCGGACTTGATTATATTTTTGGGCTTGACCGAACGACATTTAACAATCTTTCAGAGGCTAAGAAAACACTTTATCAGGATACAATAATTCCTGAGACTGCAAGCGATCTTTTGCAAATTGGTTATTATTTTGGCATGAAAGAAATATTTTCAGCAGATTTCTCTCACGTGGAATGTTTGCAAAAATCTGAAAAAGATAAAGTTGATTTATTTAATTCACTTATCAAACCATTATCAGATGCAATAACGGCAGAATTATTGACTATTGAGGAAGCCAAGAGTATTTTAAAAGGAAACGCAAATCTTCTTGAATTATGAACGATAAGGATAAGGATAAAATTATAAAGGAACGTGAAAGAATAATCAAGGAAAAAACCATTGTAAAAAAATGAAGATACAAATTCCATATTTTGAAAAACCGGAGCAAAAATATGCTTATTTAAGACAGCATAAAACTACCATGTTAGCCATGAAGAAAGCTTCAATAAAACATGCCGATGGTGTATGTACTTCATTTTATTTGCCCGAAAAATCAATAAAACAGGCCTCTAAAGAACTTGTTTTGCCTGAAAAACCGGAAACGTTGAATAAAATTCATATTGTTCCAGTCATAAATACGACAAATATCCTTGATTCACATAATGACGTTCATATTAATGGAATTTGGAACCGTTCAGTAAATGACACAAAAAGAAAACGCCTGCTATTACAGGAACATTTGATGAAATTCGATCATATAATTTCTGATGAGGTTTCAGTTTCTGTTAAAACAGTTGACTGGGCATATCTTGGTGAGAGTTATCCAGGAAAAACAGAGGCATTAATTTATGATTGTTTGGCGGAACGACAAAGAAACGATTATATGTTCAACAATTATGTCAAAGGATGGGTTGATGCACATTCCGTTGGCATGTTATACATTCAATTGTTTCTTTGTATGAATTCTGATTCAAAATATGATGTTGAGGAAAAAAATAACTGGGAAAAATATTACCAGTTGATTGTTAATAAAGAAATGGCTGATAATAACGGATATTTCTGGGCAGTAACAGAAGCTAAAGAAATTGAAGGATCAGCCGTTCCTATCGGTAGTTGCCCGGTAACACCAACTATGATTGTCGAAGATGCAGAAGGCTCGGAGAAATCCACCCTTATAAATGCCCCGGAAAAATCCACGCATAAAAACGCATATAGTTTATTTAATTACTAACCATTAATAAAAATTTAAAAATGAAAAAAAATGAAATTCTTGACAAAATAGAAGATAAAAATCAGCAGAAAAATGTAGCTGAAATCTTAGATTTTGCAGAAAAAGCAGCAGAAAATGCGAAAACTACACCCGAAACCATACAGAAAGAGGTGAAAGAAATGCTTGAAAAACATGAAATAAAAGCTGAATCTGTAAAGGGTCTTACGGATTTTATTGAAGAAAAATTATTGTCAATTTCTGAAACTGTAAAAAAATTGCAGGAAAATCAGGTGGTTGATACCAAAACAATTAAGGGAATTATTGTTTCTGCCTTCAAAAATGAAGCTACGGTATCAGCTTTAAAAAACATCAAAAAAACAAATGAAAATGTTGAAGTTCTTACTATTAAGGCTGTGGGAGAGATAACAACCGGAAACGTCACAACCACGACAGGCGGAAATGCGATCCTTGACCTTATTAACACGAATGATGTTAACATGCAGCGGTTAGCTTCTACATTTATTGAAAATTATGCTACTACAAGCAATACATCCGTAGCCGTTGTTCCTTACGCTGACTACTTACCCAAAGAGGGAGATGTGAATTTTGTTCTTGAAGGTGGAACGGCAGGACAGGTTGATTTGAAAATTGAAACAAGATACGCAACACCGAAAAAGGCTTACGGATATGAGATTCTAACAGATGATGCAATTCAGGACATCCCTCGCCTGATGAGTTTTGCACAGCAAATCCTTTTGATGAAAAGTATGCTCAAACGTCAAAATGGGATTATATTCGGTGATGGAATTGGGGAAAATCCCGAAGGAACTACAAAAATAGCTTCCGCTTTTGATCCGGCAAGTTGGACTGGCAATAAAATTAAAATGCCGAACCTGCTCGATATGATAAGAGCTGCTGCCAATCAGATTTATGTAACACAAAACTTTGATGATGAAATTCCTTTTATGCCTAATGTAGCTTTCGTTAATCCTGCTGACTGGTTTGCTTTCATAGGTACTAAAACAGAAGAAGGTGTTTACGTTTTTCCGCAATTCACATTCGGCGAAAATAACAAGGTTGACACTTTTGTAGTAATCCCAAAAATAAATATCCCTGCAGGATACATTCATGTTGGTGATTTTTCCAAATTGAATATTGTAAACTATATCAACTACCAGGTAGTTGTTGGCAAAATTAATGACCAGTTGATTAAGGGACGCACCACCATTGCCGGATTCACGAGATTTTTCTCATACGTTAAAGAATACGACAAAAAAGGATTTATTTACGATACCCTTGCAAATATTGAAGCCGGTATAAAGGAAGCTGAACTTTAATCCATGCAAAAGGTAAAAGTAAAACTTACAGGCAGACACGGCCATAACATTGAGGGTGACATTATCGAATGTCACCCCAACTTACTGCCTATCCTTGAGGCACAGGGAAAGATTGCTTCACAGGAAAAAGAGCCGGAAAAAGAAAAAGAAGTAAAAACCAAAAAAACCAAAAAGTAAAATGAAAAAAATAATTTTAATCTGTTTAATGTCGCTGATTACTTTCAGCGTATTTTCCCAATCAACCACGAAAACTCTTCCGCCACTTGGCCGTGATTCTTATTACCTTAAATACACTGGCAGCGCATGGGATACACTTACTTCAAATCGCGATACATTGCGTTATGTTATTGAAGTTAACAAAGAGTATCCGGTATTATTCTATTTCAACTCCGTATTGAATAAAATAAGCGGTATTGATACCACGGTAATAGTTAATGTATATGGTAAGGTATTTTCCGGTCAATCATGGACATTGATAACGGCGGCAAATGCTTTGAGTTCAGTTGTTAATACCAATACGAATGTTGTATCTTCACTTTTGACGGAACCATCGTATACCGGAACTATAACTACCACCGGGAGCATGACTGATACAATATCGGCAGATACGACTAAGAAAACATTGCCTTATGGAGAGTTGTATTACTGGACACCTACTTATAAGGTGGTTCAAAATTCTGTTACTACAAGCGGGCGTGTTGCGTTGTCTAACTATTACAGGTACATTATGCTTGAATTCATACGAACAGGCGATGATCATGTCGGTGTTGGAAGTAAAGTAACATCTTTTGAGTTACGAATTTTCAAACGTTCATTTTAATTTCAATTTCATCAATGTTGATCGACTATACATATTTCGGAGGAACTGGGTTATTTTGCGTTGCAAATGTTGACCCGGCAATAATAACTAATGAAGGTAATTATACAAAATTGGTTGCCTTCATCAATGCATTTGAGCCTGAAATATGTGAAATGTTGATGACAAAAGCTCTTTATGATGCTTTGATTGTAGGTTTGGCCGTCACTCCGACACCTGAACAACGCTGGATTGACTTAGCGGCACAGTTGCGAAACGCAACCGCTAAGACAAGTCCAATTGCGAACTATGTGTACTTTAAATTATGGTCGCAAAGTTTTCAGCAGTCAACACAGGGTGGAGACGTTGTAATTACCGGGTCAAATTTGGAGCCTTCGGCGAATAAAGAAAAGGCAGCTTTGATTTGGAACCAGGCAGTAAGACAGTTTGAAGATTTTCAGGAATGGTTGAGCGACCATTTAGACGATTATCCGGAATGGGACGGCGAAGATGTGTATTATTTAAATTGCGACGACAAAATAAATGTTTTAGGCATATGACAGATAAGTTAAACATATCAGTTTTTGAAAAGTCGGAGCCTGACATTTATACGATTTTGAAAAATATCGTTTCTACCGTTTCAACTTTATACGGAAAATCTGTTTTTTGGACGTTCGGCCCGGGAAGGGAAATTGTAGAAAGCATGATTGCTATGTCGAATAGCTCGACATCTTCAGCTAAAAAATATCCTTTTATAGCCTTGGTAGGTAACACGCCGATACAGATGGGTGATAGCACCTGCTACGGCGTGGCTACCTGCCAGGTAATAATAGGTACTTTGTCGGACATAAATACCAAAGCCGAGCAGCGCATGGTAAGATCATATCAGGCAGTTTTGCAGCCGATTTACAAAATCTTTAAACAGGCTCTTTTTGATTCAGGTAAATTCGACATTCAGGACATTGATAAGTTGGAATTTGAGCAAGTTTTGAATTTCAATTATGCCAAAGGTTTTGACGTAGAAGGTATGAAGTATCCAGACATTATTGATGTTATTGAATTAAGAAATTTAAAATTAAGAATTAAGTATTAAAAATAATTAACGAAAAAGGAGAATAAAAATTATGGCAGATTTATTAAATATTTCCGCAAGTTCGACATCAGGTCAGGGACTTACCGGAATTGCCCCGCAACAATTTGACCTGAAACGGTATTCGAGTATTTTACTCATACCGAAAGACCAGGGATTTACAGCGGCTGAACGTGCCAGCATAACGGCATTTCTGAGAGCATTACAAACACGTACAACGGTAGATGACCGTACTGTCCGTATGTTTCCTATTCACGGAATTACCGGGATTGCAAACTCGAACACAGCACCAACTGAATATACTTCCGGTTTTGGAGTGAAAGAAACTATTGCCGACGGAAGTTACTTCACTACATTGACTTTCCGTGATGGCGGATTGCTCCGTCATGCAAACCTAAATGAGTTCAACGGTGAGGATTATGATATAATGCTTGTTGATTCATATGGAAAATTCTTAGGCCGGGTTGACTCTGCTGGATTATTCTGCGGTTTAACAGGAAAATTTACCGTTATTCCTTACGATTTGCCGGACGATTCAAATCCTTCACTTTATAAGGCAACGATTTCATTCACCGACACGAAGCAATTAAATCAGCTTTCACAAATTGGCTTCATGGACTGCGACAACCAGTTCAATTTTGCTACTTCTGTTCCTGGCATTGTCGGACTTGTTTTGGATGCCAGAGCAGCAACAGCAGCGGCAACTATCAACGTCGGAATTAAAACTGTTGACGGTGGAGTTGATATGTACGACACATATGATGATGAGTTTGCCTATGCAACACTTTTCCGGGTTGTTAAAACTTCTGACTGGACTACCGAAGTAACCATTAATAGCGTCACAAAGAACGCCGGGAAGTATTGGATACTTGCTTTGGCTGCTTATACTGGTGAAGTGGCTGTATATCTCGAAGGGCCTACAACTTTGGCCGGAAAGAATATAGGAGGAGCCCCGGCCATGAGTTATGAAGCTGTTGATCCTTTGATTGTAACATTACCAGCTCCGTGATGAAAAAGCAAAGAAAAATTGAGCCCGCCGTCAAATTAGGCGGCGGCTCTTTCAATATAACTTTTGTCAGGTCGTTTGAAAGCAAAGAAGCTTTTATTGAGTATGAAAAATCAACCGGGCATATTTCTTTCACGAAAGATCTTGACGGATATTTGTCTGAAATTTGGGATAAATGCCATCAGGAAAACGAACTGAAAACGGCTAAAATCGTTTCAGAAAAAGTTATCGAAGTAAAGCAAACGGAACAGCCCGAAACACCGGAAGTTAAAAAAGTTTCGACCAACAAAAAAGCCACTTCAAAAAAGGAATAAATGGATGTTGGAACTTACATAGATAGGCTCGCCGCTTTAGATATTCAGCAAATAGCTGTTGAATGTATGAAAAGTAACGAGCCTATTTTATGGAGGGCAAATATTGATCAACTTATACACGGGATAAAATCCACAGGAAAACCAATAGGAAAATATCGAAATGATGCCTATGCAGCTAAAAAAAACCGAATGAATCCAGAAGCAGGACCTGGCAACGTTGATTTGCTTTTTAAAAGGGATTTTTCGAGAGGTATATTTTTTAGATTTACGACTGATTCTATTATTTCAGACAGTAATGAAAAGCATTATGATGGCTCAATGGATTTATTAGAGGCTTATGGTGATGATGTCTTAGGTGTTCTAATGACCGAAAAACTAAAATTTGATTTACAGCCTGAATTTATCGCTATCGTTAAAAATAAAATCGCATTATGAAAAATACTTGCTCCAAAACTTCATTACATGACTTTATGCGCTGCTTATTTCATCAGGACTATTCTGTACTTAGCGAAGGTAAAGAGTGCAAACCTGACGAGTTAATGAACGCCTGGCAGCAAATTTATGAGGAGTATTGCTTAATTTCTGGCAGTCCTGAATATGCAAAGATTTTAAAATGCCTGAATGAAATTATCAGGTTGCAAAAAATATTACTTCAT